AGTGCAAGTTTTTTAAGGCTAAATACAAGTGATGATATTGACCAAACAGGTATAGCTACATTTGGTAATAGTGGAGATAATTTAATAAAAGTAGGTGCAAGAACTAACAATGGGGAGGATTCAATCGCCTACTGCTTCCATTCAGTTACAGGATATAGTAAGATAGGGAGTTATACAGGGAATGGTTCAAGTACAGGCCCAAATGTAACATTAGGTTTTACGCCATCTTTTTTAATGGTAAAAAGAACTGATTCAGGAGATAATTGGCTTGTTTTTGATAATAAAAGAAATACTACAAACCCTACTAATTTAGCTCTAGTACCTAATAGTTCAGCAGCAGAATCCGTAGGTAATCTCGGAAATGGATTTAATTTTCTGTCTAATGGTTTTGAAGTAGTTTCAACTGACACAGGAATTAATGCAAACGGAGGCGAATACATCTATATGGCTTTTAAATAATGAAGAAACTATTTTTTATACTACTTAGTACATTCACATTTGCCCAAGAGGATATATATGGGTTGTGGGTTAGCCAAGAGGGTGAGTATGTAACCATCAGAGAAAACAACACCTTTGAAAGGTACACCAAAGAATCTACTTTAGCAAAAGGCAATATAGAACTAACAGAAGAAGGTATGCGTATTATGCGCAAAGACACCTTAGACAACTATCACCTATGCTACTATGTAGGAAATGAAACTATGGTAGTATGTAAACCAAGAGATGAAAAGGCTTGGTTATTTTACAAATTAAGATAATGGACGATTTGAAGATATTTGGACTATACTTTGGCAATTTAATGGCATTAGCATTTAGCGTTAGTGAAGTAAACGAAGTGCTTAAGATGCTTGTAATGGGAGCAACTTTAACATTTACTATAATACAAATCTATAAAGCAGTAACAAAATGAATAGTAGAGAACGCAGAGAACTTAGGGGGTATATAGGAAGCGGAGTAGTATTTCTTTTTGTTATCCTATTGCTTGTATTTCTTTCTTACGTTGAAATACCTGAAACAAATAATGATACTTTTAAACTTATTACAGGTGCTTTGGTGGCTACTATAGGTGCGGCAATATATGTGTTCATAGGTAAAGACCCAAACGAACTTATAGAGTTACAACGCAAAAACGATTCCTTAGAGAGCAAGGTAGAGCAGTTAGTAATGGCAAAAGACAAGTTAGAAGAACTACTTATCAAAGTACAGGATGACGTAATAGATAGATTGCTAATAAACAAGGCTATTGAACACGATGACAAACCTTAAATACTTTACACTTGAAGAATTTTCCTGCCCAACACTACCTAATAGTGGGGTTAATATGGATAGTGATTTCTTGCAGAAGTTGGACAACGCACGTCAAATTGCAGGGATACCCTTTAAAATCAATAGTGGCTACAGAACCCAAGAACACCACAACTCTATTTATAAAAAATTGGGAAAAGAACCAACTAAGTCTGCCCACCTTATCGGCAAGGCAGCAGATATACATTGCACAGACTCAAAAAGCAGATTCGTTATTATATCAGCGTTACTTGATGCAGGATTCACAAGGGTGGGGATTAGCAGTACCTTCATACATTGTGACTCGGCTGAAAAAGGTAAATCACAACAAGTTATTTGGACATACTAACACGGTAGGAAGTACACTATGCCTAAAAAGAAATTTAAAGATACGGCAGTAGGTTCTTTCCTACTTCAAAAGATACCAAAGGTAGTTGGTGCAATAGCAGAAGATACACCAATAGGAAACGTCATAGAAGCGATTATAGGCGGTTCTGATATGTCAAGCGAGGACAAAGACCTTGCACTTGAAAAACTACGCTTAGAACGTGCCGAAATGGATGGTGTAACTCGTAGATGGGTTGCTGATAGCAGAAGTGGATGGTTAGCCCAAAATGTAAGACCATTAACTTTAGCTTTTTTTTCTATTAGCTATGTAGTAGGTTGGTATATGGGATATAGTTTAGATTCTATTACTGGACTTCTTAGTGTGGTCATAGGTGGATATTTTGGTAGCAGGGGTGTAGAGAAAGTAATGGGTAATAAACTTCATCAGTAATGGCAAAACAAATAATAGGAAACTACGAAAGAAAGCCTAAGAGAAAGCGTAAGGGCATACACGCTAAAAGCAAAACAAGTAGCCTAAAATCCAGTAAAATTTACAGTAAGAAATATAGAGGACAAGGTAAATGATTATAATTAGTTATAAACATCTATTTACTTTGTAAAAAAAAACGTTTACCTTTGGTGGGTAAGTGGGATATAATGTTAACCTATTTAATAAATACTATGGAAGATACTACTATTAGACAATTAGCTGAAAAAATAGCTAAAGACTTTGCATTATCAGTAAAACAACGTACTGATTTACTTTTGGAGTTAGATGCAAACCAATATACAAACTTAGGTATTGACAGTACTAAAACTGAAAAAACTAAAGTAAAAGCTGATAGTAAGTATATTTACAAAAATATTAAGGGTATTGACGAAGTAACTGGTAAGATGTTGCTTAACCATATGGATGTATAGAAAAACTATGCCAAAAACTGCTAAAAAACCAACACGAAGTAAATTAGTAAAAAAGTTAGATGTAGTGTTTAGTCAGTATATAAGACTAAGTAGTGCGGATAGAAGGGGTATGTGTACTTGTGTTACTTGTGGAAAGCAGTACCATTGGAAAAACATACAAGCAGGACATTTTATGAGTAGAAAGCATTACTCTACAAGGTGGGATGAACGCAACGTAAAAAGCCAATGTGTAGGATGTAATGTCTTTAAAAGTGGACAAGCATATTTATTTTCTATTTTTCTTGGTTCGGAACTGGCAAATGAGTTATATTTGAAAAGTAAAGAAACAGTTAAGTTTAGTAGTCAAGACTTGCAGGATATGATTGATGATTACCAAGCAAAACTAAAGACTTTCCAGTAATTTTTGTTTTTATTGTTTTATTAAGAAGGGTAGCTAAACGGTTGCCCTTTTTTTGTTTAAAATTTTTTTGTTATCTTAGCACTATGGAACAATTTACAAAAGCAGAACTCTATGGCAAGGTCTTAGAACTGCAAGAAGAAAACGAGAAGATAAAAAAACAGTTAAACATCCAAAACGGTATCTACTATGGATAAGACACAACTTTACATTATCAAACAAAATGCCCTTACAAATGCAAATGTATTTTGGGGAAAAGACGAAACTAAAACAGAAGAAAAGGTTTTAGCTACTGCACAACAGTTTGCAGGTTGGGTTATAGGTGCAGAGGCTACAAATGCGGTAGCTGACTTACCTATTACACCTGACAACGAAAAAAAGTGGTTAAATAAAAACACACCTGACTTTAACGAAATGATTAGCTATATTAAACAAGGTGGTACTGTAAAACAAATTAGAAACAAGTACAAAGTATCAAAAGAAGTTGAATCAGAATTAAATAAATTATAAATGGAATTAAGAGGAACGATTAAAGTAATTGCAGAACCAGTTAGAGTAAGCGACAAGCTAACTAAACAACAAATGGTTTTAACTATTGAGGAAGATACAAAATACCCTCAAAACATTGCTATTGAATTTTTAAACGACAAGTTAGACTTGGTAAAAAAACAAAGCATTGGAGATAAAGTAGCGGTAGGAGTAAATCTAAGAGGTAATGAATACAACGGAAAATACTACAATAACATAGTAGGTTGGAAGGTTGCAAACATTATAAACAACGAAGTTACTAATACACAACAAAACCCTGCAAGAGAGGGAGTAGATTTACCATTTTAATAATGAGGGGGGTAACACCCCCTTTTTTTTATGCTTAAAAAACTAAAACAAGGCGATAAGTTTCCTGTGGATTTTTGGAATTATAATATAAATCCTATATTGGGATACGAATACAAACCTGAACCGAGAGATTCTAAAAAAGAAAAGTTAAAATATGGACTGGAAAACAACCAAATAAGATGATAGCACAGAGTAAAGCAATACAAGACAAAATACTGGACATAAAATACGGAAGGGTAAAGGAAGGTTTAAAGATAGGAGTGCCTGAAATAGACGAGTACATACGCTATAAACAGGGTGGGTTTAATTTACTAATTGGACACGCAAATGTAGGAAAGACTACCGTGATATGTTATCTATTAACCTTGTGGGCAATAAAGCACAACCTAAGATATTTAATTTGGTCAAGCGAAAACACACCACAAAGCATAGTAAGAAAGATTATAGAATTTAAAATGGGTACACCAATACATAAGGCAGAAGAAAAAGACATAGCTGATGCGGTAGTATGGTGCGATAAACATTTTAAGATTATAGACGTTGAGGATTTATACACTTACAAGGATTTGCTAAAAGAAGCCAACGCAGTAAAGGATGCTTGGGATTATAATGGTTTACTTATAGACCCCTATAATAGTTTAGCAAAAGACCATCAGCTTTTAAGAGCAGTAGGAAGCCACGAATACGACTATCAAGTGAGTAGTGAGTTTAGATTATTTGCAAAAAAGAAAAATGTAACGGTATTTTTAAATGCACACGGAGTAACGGAGTCGTTGCGAAAAACTCACATAAAAGGACACGAATACGAAAACCTACCAATGCCATTAGGTTTAGCAGGTGTAGAGGGTGGAGGTAAATGGGGTAACCGTGCAGAT